ATGAACATGCACAGCCCAACCACTACCGCCCGCGCCGCCCTCTACCTGCGCGTCTCGACCGCCCGGCAGGCCGAGCATGATATTTCTATTCCCGACCAGAAGCGGCAGGGCGAAGCCTATTGCGAGGCGCGCGGCCTGCAACTGGTGGAGACGTTCATCGAAGCAGGCGCAACCGCCACCAACGACAAGCGCCCCGAGTTTCAACGCATGATCGAAGCGGGCACAACCAAGCCCGCGCCCTTCGATATTGTCGTGGTCCACTCGTTCAGCCGGTTCTTCCGCGATCATTTCGAGATGGAATTCTACGTTAGGAAGCTCGCCAAGAATGGCGTCAAGCTCGTGTCCATCACGCAGGAGATGGGCGACGATCCCATGCACCAGATGATGCGGCAGATCATGGCGCTGTTCGACGAGTACCAGTCGAAGGAGAACGCCAAGCACGTCCTGCGCGCCATGAACGAGAATGCCCGGCAAGGTTTCTGGAACGGCGCACGGCCGCCCATCGGCTATCGCATCGTTGCGGCCGAGCAGCGCGGATCGAAGATCAAGAAGAAGCTGGAGATCGACCCGCTGCACGCCGACACCGTGCGGATGATCTATCGCCTGTTCCTTGAAGGTGACGGCACGTCCGGCGCGATGGGCGTCAAGGCCATCGCCACCTATCTCAACGAGCGCCGCTTCTTCACCCGTGACGGCGGGCGCTGGGGGCTGGCACAAATCCACGCCATCCTGACCCGCACCACCTATATCGGCGAGCACCGCTTCAACACGCGCTCGCACAAGGACCGGGAGAAAAAGCCGGAGAGCGAGGTCGCCATCATGGCGGTGCCGCCCTTGATCGACCGCGAGATATTCGACGCGGTGCAAGCCCGCCTGAAATCGCGCAACCCCATGGTGACGCCTGCGCGTGTCTCCAGCGGCCCGACACTGCTGACCGGCATCTGCTTCTGCGCCAAGTGCGGGGGTGCGATGACGCTCCGCACCGGCCGGGGCAGCGCAGGGCAGACATACCGCTATTACACCTGCTCGACCAAAGCGCGGCAGGGCAAGACCGGCTGCAAAGGCCGCACGATCCCGATGGGCAAGCTGGACCATCTAGTCGCCGATTATATCGGGGAACGCCTGCTCCAGCCCAAACGGCTGGAAACCGTACTCGCCAGCGTCATCGACCGGCGGCAGGAGCGCACCGAGCGCCGCCGCGAGCATCTTGCCGAGCTTCAAAGGCGAATCGCGGAAGCCGACCAGAGGCTCGGCCGTCTCTTTGACGCCATCGAAGCCGGCATGGTGGACAAGGACGACGCCATGGCGAAAGAGCGCATGGCGAGCCTCAAGGCGATGCGGGATCAAGCCGCCGCCGACGCGGAGCGCACGCAGCTTGCGCTCGACAGTTCAGGCAATCAGGGCATCAGCCCCGATATGCTCAAGACCTTCGCCAGCACGGCCTGCCAGCGCATCCGGCTGGAAAATGGCGGCTACCGCCGCGACCATCTGCGCGCACTGGCGCAGCGCGTCGAGGTCGCCGACGACGAGGTTCGCATCATGGGATCGAAGTCGGAATTGCTGCGAACGCTGGTCGCCGCTTCGAGCGGGAAACCGGCGGCGTTCGGCGTTAAGAGTTCTGTACTGAAATGGCGCACCCGACAGGGAAGCAAGAACTCCCTGAAATCAAAGGGCAGTGGTGGCAAACCGGGGGAAGGGGAGGCACAGGAAACTGCGGCGTTCCGTTAGCGTTGGCTAACCCTGCTGGGCGTTGAAATGGCATCCCGTACCGCCTCTTTCAACACGCAGGATATTGCGGATAAAATTGGCCCGATAGCGCGTGAGCTGTTCGGTACTCCTAACCCGCGTCTTTCGAGCGATAGCGAATTGCGCTTTGGCAGCAACGGCAGTCTGTGCGTCCATGTCGGTGGCGATCATGCTGGAACATGGCGTGACCATGAAGCTGGGATTGGCGGCGGGGTGCTGGACCTTATTGCCCACAAACAGGGCGGGGATCGCAAATCGGCGGCGGAATGGTTCCGCGCTTATTCTGGTGAAGATACCCCGGCATCCAAGATCAAGGCCGTCTATTCTTATACGGATTGGGCTGGGCATCCGGTCTTTGAGGTTGTGCGCTATGAGCCGAAGAATTTTCGGCAACGCAGGCCAGATGGTAAGGGTGGCTATTTCTGGAATATCAAAGGTGTTGCCCCGACGCTCTATAACCTCCCGAACGTCATGGACGCAGCGCGGGCGGGGAAGCTGGTTTTTGTGGTCGAGGGCGAAAAGGATGCCGACCGCCTCAACAGCATGGGTTTTGTCGCGACATGCAATGCCGGAGGTGCCGGGAAGTGGAAGGAGGAGCATAGTCGCCAATTGAGCGGCGCTCGTGTCGCCATCCTTCCCGACAATGACGATGCCGGGCGAGATCATGCCGAACAGGTTGCGCAATCGCTCAAAGGGCATTGCAGCGACGTGCGATTGGTAAACCTCGCATTAGCGGATCGGAAAGAGGATGTAAGCGACTGGATCGAACAGGGCGGCAAGCCCGACGAACTGCTGCAACTGGTCGCTGTCGCGCCGACATGGCGGCCAATATTTAAACCCCGGTTCCCTTTGATCTGGTTCGGGCAGGAAGATGCCGCAGGGCCTTTGCGCTGGCTTGTACGCGGGCTGCTGGTTGAGGGCGGGTTGTCGGTATTCTATGGTGCGCCGAAATCCACCAAGACATTTGTCGCCCTCGATCTGGCGTTGAACCTTGCCCATGGGCGTGACTGGTTCGGCCTGCGTGTTAGCCCTTGCGGTATCGCCTATATCTGCGGCGAGGGGACGGCGGGTGTATTACAGCGCATGAAGGCATGGCGGCAGAAGCGCGATGGGGATGTAACCGCTCCCTTTGCTCTCATCCCTCAATCCATCAACCTTTTCGACGATGATGACGAACTGGACCGGCTTATCGCGGACCTGAAGGGGCTTGCGGAGCCAATGGGCCAGCGCGTCGGCTTGGTAGTGCTAGATACCCTGTCCCGCATGATCGGAGGGGGGGACGAGGATAAAGCGCGGGACGTGAATGTCGTCGTACGGAGCGCCGAGCGCATACAGAAACAGACCGGGGCGCATGTGCTGATCGTGCATCACTCCGGCAAGGATCGTGACCGTGGAATGCGAGGGTCCAATGCGCTGTTGGGCGCGGTGGATGCAGCAATCGAGGTGACGAAGGATGCCGACACCGGCCTTTGCGAGGCGAAGGTGACGGCAATTAAAGACGGTGGCGAGGTTGGGCCTTTCACATACACGCTTCGGCAAACGGCTGTCGGGACGGACGAGGACGGGGAGGAAATCCTGTCTTGCGTCATCGATCCCGCCGGTGCGCGCCAGAGCGCGAAGGGAACCAGTCTTACCGATGCCGAGAAGATGGCCCTTGGGGTGCTTTGGGAAATCTGCCGGGACACCGGGGACATGGCGGGACATTTGCCAAATGTCCCCGCTGGGACATGGCGGGACGCGGTGCGGGACAAGGGCGAAGGATCGCCCGAAGCTCGCAAGAAACAGGCGCAGCGCCTCACTAACAAGCTGATTGAAAAGGGATTTGTTGGGGAGGCGAAGGGGCTGGTCTGGATTGTGGAGGATGAGCCATGGTGATCCGGGACATGCGGGACATGACGGGGACAAATCAAAATGTCCCCGAAGCGGTTGGAAGGGACACTACGGGACACCCCTTTAGGGGGGTGTCCCTGTGTCCCGACCAAAACCGCTTCGCCCTCCGGGACAGGGCAAGGGAACTGGCTGGGCGTATCGGCAGGCTGTCCCCCGACTGGCGCAACCCTGAACAATATTTCGAGCAGCGTGACGAATTGAGGCGGGCACTGGTGCGCCTCGCCAACGAGATCGAGAGGTAAGGCATGGCGGACTGGCCATACAACACGAGCCGATGGCAGCGACTGCGGCGGGCACATCTGGACCTGTATCCCGAATGCGAGGGGTGCCGGGAAATGGGCAGGCTATCCCCCGCCAATACTGTCGATCATCGCATCCCCATCAACGCAGGAGGCCATCCCTTCCCCGCTCATGATGGCCTCGCCAGCTATTGCCCTGCCTGCCATGGCGCCAAGACGGCGCGCGGCGTGGAGGCCGGTGCAGTGCGGACGACGAAGCCCCGCCGGGGGTGCAACCCGGATGGCTCGCCTATCGACCCATCGCATCAATGGAATGAAAAATCGCTCAGGGCTGGCGAGGTAAGACCGACGTCCGAGGCAAATAGAGAGTTAGTTGGGGTTCGGTTCGATGGGTAAGCGGGGGCCGGGAGCCGGGCGGATGCTGAAGGTCGCGCAACAGGGCGCGGCTCCGGTCGCGGATCTGTTCAACCTCAATCCGGCGGCGGAGGCACCGCATCCGTGGTCGCGGCCCGGCATGACGCGGGCGGAGCGCGTCATCGCCTTTGTCGAGTCGCTGCCTATCACGAAGGGCTTTGGGGCGGGCGAGCGTGTGCAACTGCTGCCGTTTCAGCGGGATTGGCTGGAAGCGATCTATGCGACCGATGGGGACGGCAATCGCCGGGTTCGCACCGGCCTGTTGAGCGTGGCGCGCGGGCAGGGAAAGACGGTGCTGGCGGCGATGCTCTGCCTTTGCCATCTTGTCGGCCCGGAATGCGAACCGCGCGGCGAATGTTATTCCGCTGCCGCGACCCGCGACCAGTCGGCGCTGATCTTCGCGGAAATGGAGGCGATCATCGGGGAAACCCCATGGATCGCCGCCCGCGTCAATGTGCAGCGGTTCCACAAGGTGATCGAGGACAGCATCACCAGGTCGAAATATCGCGCGCTCGCCAGCGATGGCGCGGCGGTCCATGGCCTCGCATCGTCGTTCGTCATCTGCGATGAGCTGGCGCAATGGAAGGGGCGCGAGCTGTTCGACGTGCTGCGCACCTCCATGGGAAAGCGCCGGGAGCCGCTGATGCTCACCATCGGCACGCAGTCGCCCTATGCCGAAAACATCATGTCCGAGCTGGTGGACTATGCCGGGCGCATCGAGGCGGGCGAGATCGAGGACGCCAGCTTTCACGGCGCGATCTATGCGGCGGACGAGGAGGCCGAACTGGATGATCCCGACGCATGGGCGGCGGCCAATCCCGCGCTGGGCATATTCGTCAATGCCGAGACGATCCGCGAGGAGGCGCTGAAGGCGAAGCGGATGCCGACATTCGAACCGGCGTTCCGCAATCTCCACCTTAACCAGCGCGTCGATGCCGAGCCGAAGGCGATCAACCCGGCGGAATGGAATGCCTGCGGCGATGCCGTGGACCCGGATGCCCTGCGCGGTCGGCCCTGTTATGGGGGCCTCGACCTTTCCAGCGTGCGCGACCTGTCGGCGCTGGCGCTGTATTTCCCGGAGGATGACGGCGCGGTGCTGGCCTATTTCTGGTGCCCCAAGGCCGGGCTGGCGCTGAAGGAAGAACAGGACCGCGTGCCCTATCGCACATGGGCAGGGCAGGGGTTTATCGACCCGACGCCCGGCGCGGCGATCGACAAGCATTATATCGTCCAGCGCCTCGCGATGGTGTGCCAGGATTATGATGTGCGCGGCATCGCCTATGACCGCTGGGGAATGGCCGAACTGCGCGCGATCCTCGATCGCGAGGGCATCCCCGAATTGCCGCTGAAGGATTGGGGGCAGGGCTTCGCCAGCATGGGTCCGGCGGTCAATGCGTTTGAAACCGCGCTGATCGAGCGGCGGTTACGCCATGGAATGCATCCGGTGCTGCGGTGGAACGCATCGAACCTGATATTCGACATGGACCCTGCTGGCGGGCGCAAGCCGAGCAAGGCCCGCTCCATCGATCGCATCGACGGAATGGCCGCCCTCATCATGGCGTGCGGGTTGGCAGCGAAGGACGAGGGGCCGGAAATGTATCGTGGGAGCGGGATTGAGTGGATTTAGTCCAGTTCTTTCAAGCGGGGGTCCAGTGGTTTTATCCCACGCGATATTGCGGTTCGTCCCCAAGCGGTTTCAAGAAGCTGCCTGATTGCCTCGGCTCGGCTAAATCGTCCACCATCTTCATCAATCCACTGATCCAACCGCTGCAATTGATCCGGTTGAAGGCGAACCGTGATAGGTGTTCCCTTACCTGTTGCGGGCCGTCCCCGCGAATTTTTGACGTCACGAATTGACATGATGATTTTATGATGTCACATATTGCGAGCCGACGCAAGGATTAGGCCCCTTGCGCCAGCTCTAACCCTAACCGTTCTGGAGGAACGATCATGGCTGTTGCTTCTTTAGGGGCGGACTCTGTCCGCGCCAACCCCTCCCGCCGTCATATCCTTGCTGCGCTTGCCGCTGCGCCTGTCGCGTTCCCCGCCGCCGCTGCGTGCGCCGTTCCTGCCCTCACATCTTGGGATAAGAAGCTGGCAGCTTATGAAGCTGCGAAGCGGGAACATGAAAACTGGCATGAACGGGTCTATTACCCTGTCATGGAAAAGGTGGAGCGTTTCGCGCCCCGGCCCGATCTGTGGTTTGAGGTGACGGCGCGAAGCGGCCAAACCGCTCGCTATGATATGTGGCCGACGCGCATGGACGAATATGATAATCATATAAGTCACGTCTTTCGGGAGAAAGCAGCGGCGGTGCGTGAGGCGTGGGAAACCCATGTCGCGGGCCGGGAACGCTTTGGCTTGTCCGCCCTCAATAAGGAAAGCGATCGTCTGGTGGATTATGTCTATGATCTGCACAACGAGCTTATTTATATGCCTGCCCCGCACCTTCGGGCGCTTGCATGGAAGGTCGATCAATTATTTGGGCCGGGGATAGCGCGCGAGGCTGACGAGGACGGCCCAACATGGTGCGCGGATTATATCAATGCGCTGGTGAGCGATGTGAGGCGGCTTTGCCACTGACCTATTGACTTATCCAAGAGCTTTGCTACCTTTGGAAAAATTCAAGAGGTGAAATATGGCAATCCAACCCAAATTGACTACCCAGGCGGCCTGCCGCGTAGCTCGGCTGCACCGGGATCGTTTCAACGAACATGTGGCTGCGGGCCATTTCGGTTGCGCACCCGCAACCGTTCCGGGCCGTGCACGGCTGTTTGATCCCGACGACATGATCGCGTTGTGGCTTTTCCGCGAACTGATGGATGATGGCTTCGATGCCCGCCATGCTGGCACTATCGCTTGCGCTGTTGCCGAATGCGCTCGCTTCTACCCGGAAGCAGCGGCTATCAGCTATGTGCAGAGCTACTTTAGCGGTGGTACGGCCCATCCGGCGAGTGCGGTTCCGGCCTCCGATGAATGGGATGAAGTCCTTTTTTCCGGCACTGATATTCGCAAGGTCACGACATTTCGTATCGGAAAACTGCGTGAGATGATCGCGCATTATACCGAAGAAGAACGGTCGATCATCGGTCCTGACGATTGAAGTTTGCCACTCCCTCACCTTTCTGCGGTCGACGCGGCGCGGCCAAAAACGAAAGCTCGATGCCTGTGAAGGGGGTGGTCCGCATGAAGAATGTAACGGTTCAATCGAGCATCGTCGCACCAGTTTACTCACGTTGTGAAACGTTGGCCCTCACCGTGCCGGGGGCTTTGGTCCCCGGCCAGATTGAAAAGGTAGTACTATGAAAACGAGTGACTTGATCGAACAGCGGGCGGGGATCGTCGCTCGCATGAACACCGCCCATGAAGCCGACGACAACGCCGCGTTTGAGGCTGCGGAAACCGAGTTGCGCAATCTCGATGCCAAGCTGGATCGCCAGCGCAAGATCGACGCCGCTGACCGTGCCGAGCTGGGCACGCCCATCAACGGCGATAGCAAGCTGGATCGCGAAATCCGCTCCCGCTTCCACATCGGCCGTGCGATCGCAGGCGCTGCTGGCCTCACCGTCGATTGGGGTTTCGAGCGCGAGGTGCAGGGCGAACTGGCGAAGCGCGCCGGTCGCAATGCCGAGGGCGTTTTCATCCCGACCGAATGTTTCGAAACCCGCGTGCTGACGACTGCGACCGGCGGCGAGCTGGTGCCGACCGAGCATCGCCCCGACCAGTATATCAATGCGCTGGTGGCGTCGGCAAAGGTGCGTTCGCTGGGGGCAACCGTGCTTTCCGGCCTCACCGGCAATCTGTCGATCCCGCGCGAGACGGACAGCCCGGCAATTGGCTGGGTGGCCGAGAATGCGGCGCTTACCCTTGATGATGCCAATTTCGACAATATCACGCTGTCGCCCAAGCACGCGGGTGCGCTGTCGGAATGGTCCCGCAATATGCTGTTGCAGGCTTCCCCCGACGTGGAGGCGCTGCTGCGCCGGATGCTGGCCCGCAATCTGGCGCTGGCGATCGATAAGGCAGCGATCAACGGCAGCGGCACCGGCGCGGAGCCGAAGGGCATTCTCAACTTCGCTGGTATCGGCAATGTTGCCGTGGGCACCAATGGCGGCGCTCTGACCGGCGATCTGGCCCGCGATCTTATCGCTGCCGTTGATATTCTCGATGCCCCCGGCAACAGCCGCGCGTTCCTCTCGACCCCGGCGGTCAAGGCTGGCGCTACCAAGATCAAGGACGGCCAGGGCAATTATATGGGCCTGCCGACCGTGTTTGCGGGTGAGCGTGCGGAGTTTTCCAACAGCGTGCCGGGCGATCTGACGAAGGGTTCCGGGACGGGCCTTTCCGCTGTCATCTATGGCGACTGGTCCGAACTGCTCATCGGCATCTGGTCCGAAATCGACATATTGGTGAACCCGTTCGAATCGACCGCCTACAGCAAGGGCAATATCTCGATCCGTGCGATGGCGACCGTGGACACCGCTGTTCGTCATGTCGCGAGCTTCGCGGCGATCAAGGACGCGAAATGAGCGGCGGGGGCGATATGGAGCGGCGGGCCTTTATCGAGGTTCGCACCGCCGGGCGGCGTATCGAGGGATATGCCGCCACGTTCGGCAGCGAGGCGGCCATCGGCGGCTTTCGCGAGCGTATCGCCCCCGGTGCCTTTCGGGGCGCGCTGGCGGGTGATGTGCTGGCGCTTCTCGATCATGATCCCGGCAAGGTGCTGGGCCGCACCCGTTCGGGCACGCTGCGCCTCACCGAGGACGCGAGAGGCTTGGCGTTCAGCCTCGACCTTCCCGACACGCAGGCCGGACATGATGTGCTGGAACTGGCTGCGCGGGGCGATCTGGGCGGCATGTCCTTCGGCTTCACCGTGCCCAAGGGCGGGGAAAGCTGGAATGGTTCGACCCGCACCCTGCACGCCGTTGGCCTGAAAGAAATCAGCGTTGTGTCGAGCTGGCCCGCTTATCCCGATACCGAGCTGGCCCTTCGATCGATGACGCGGGGCCATGATGTCGCGCGCCGTCGCCGTTCCCTCATTCTGGCGGAGGTGGCCCGTGCGATTGGCTGATCGTCTCCTGTCCCGCTTCGGCTATGAGCGCCGCGCCGTTGATGATCCGAGTTGGGCGGCTCTCGCCCCCGGCATCGGCTATTATGCGGGCATATCGGCGCGCTATGCCGAGAATATGAGTGCGGTGCTGGCCTGCGTGAACGTGATCGCGGACAGCCTCGCCAGCATTCCCGCGCTGGTTTACCGGCGCGAGGGCGAAAACCGCATCGAGGCGATAGGGCATCCGCTGCGCCGCCTGACGATCGCGGGCGTCAATCAGGGCATGACCTGGCCGGAATTTGTCGGACACCTGATGGCCTCGACCCTGCTCACCGGCAACGGCCTTGCCGAGATCATCCGGGCAGGCAATGGCCAGCTTGCGGGCCTCGCCTATATCCCCTGGGGCATGGTGACGGTGGCGGAACTGTCCAGCGGCCGCCTTGCCTATGACGTGTCCGATGGGCGCGGCAATACCCGTCGCCTGCTGGCCGGGGAAGTGATCCACCTTCGCGACCGCACCGATGATGGCAAGATTGGCGTCTCGCGCCTGTCGCGGGCTTCCAGCGCGGTGGAGGCGGTCGATCTTGCCAACCGCCATGCGCGTACTTTTCTCGCCAACGGGGCGTCTCCCAGCGGCGTTTTGGAGGTTGCCGGCGTTCTGAAGCCGGAACAGCGCGTAGCGTTACGCGAAGCCTTCCAGAACGACCATGGCGGCGCTCGCAAGGCTGGGTCAACGCTGGTGCTGGATGGCGGTATGACATGGAAAGGGGTTTCCTTGTCGCCGGAGGATAGCGAGCTGCTGGAAACACGGAAATTCGGCACGGAGGAGATTTGCCGTCTTTTCCAAGTGCCGCCCCCGCTGGTGCAGGATTATTCGCACAACACCTTCACGAACAGCGAAACGGCGGGCCGTTGGTTCGCCATGTTCACGCTGTCGCCATGGGCGCGCAAGATCGAGGCGGAATTTTCCCGTTCTGTGTTCCCATCCGCCGGCCCCTTTGAACTTGAGCTGGATCTGTCGGGCTTCCTGCGCGGTGATCCGCAAACGCGCTGGGCATCCCATGAGATCGCCCTACGCAACAATGTTCTCGACGCCAATGAAGTGCGCCACATCGAGGGCTGGAACCCCCGGACCGAAGAGCCGCAGCCCGACCCTGTCGCGCCCAAGGTCGAGGAGGTGCCAACCGATGACTGACCTTGTGACCTTGGAAGAGGCCAAAGCCTATATTCGTGTTCGCGAGGATCACGAAGATGAGAAAATCGCCTTGATGATTGCGGCGGCATCCGAGGCGGTGCTGGATATTGTGACTGGCTGGGATCGCACCGGAGAAGTCCCGGCAAGGATCAAGCTCGCCGTCTTGCAACGGGTTTGCGTAATGTTTGACTCCCACACATCGTCTGCGCCGGGCGATGGCGAGGATCGCCTGTTGCTTCCCCTGCGGAAACTGGGGGTGTAACGTGACCGCACGCCGTACCTCAATCCGAGAAGCCGAGCTGCGTCGATGGGCGCGGGTTTCGCGCGAGGAAGGCGTGGCTATAACAGGAACCGTCGCTCCTGATGGCACCATGCAGGTTGTCGTTGAGCCGGGCCGAGTGCCTGGCACTAACAATAGTTTCGATCAATTGATGGGGGGTGGACGTGGCTAAGCGTTGGCTTCCGCAATGGGTATCGGAATTTAAAGACCGGCACGGTAAGCCGCGCTATCGGTTCCGCCGGAAGGGATATGCTCAATATCTGTTCAAGCACGCGCCGGGGACGGAAGGTTTCCGCCAAGAATATGAGGCGTGCAAGCAGGGTATCGCGGCAGCGGTAATCGAGCCGGGCGCGGAGAGGGCAATTCCGGGAAGCTTTGATGACCTGATTGCCCGTTACTATCGCTCGCCTGATTTTCTCGATCCCGGCGAACGGACACGCGTTGTTTACCGTGGTGTCATTGAGCGTTGGCGCACGAAATACGGCAAAGCGATGGTTCGCGATTTACAGGCGCGACACGTTGAAACCATGATGGCGGAAATGCTGCCGCATCGGACAGCGGCCAACATGCTACGCAAGCGGCTCAGCGCGCTGATGAAATTCGCAATCCGGCAGGGCTGGGTTACGGCAAATCCTGTCACGGCAACAAAGCCCTATAAGGTCGCTGGCGAGGGTTTTCACACATGGACCGAGGATGAAATCGCGGAATATGAAACGCGCCATCCTGTCGGCACGAAGGCGCGGCTCGCGCTCGACCTGATGCTTTGGACCGGCCAGCGCGGCGGAGACGCTCGCGTCATGGGACGGGGTAATATCCGAGGCAAGAGGCTGGTTGTGACGCAGGAGAAAACAAAGGTGACGGTATCTCTGCCGATACTGGCGCCGTTGGCACAATCCATCCTTGCGACCCCTTCGGGTGCATTGGTTTTCCTTCTCAACGAACATGGAAAGCCGTTCAGCCGCAAAGGGTTCGGCAATAAAATACGCCAGTGGTGTGATGAAGCGGGCTTGCCGCGATGCTCCGCCCACGGCTTGCGAAAGGCCGCTGCGCGTCGTTTCGCAGAAGCAGGATGCACCAATCAACAGATCAAGTCTTGGACCGGGCATACGACCGATAGCGAGGTTTCTCGCTACACGGCGGCGGCGGATCAACAGGCGCTGTCGGACGCTGCGGCAGAGATGTTAATGGCTAACCTTACCCAAAGGTTAGCCAATGAACGGCGTAACCCCTTGGAAAAGGAGGCTTAAATGGAAAAAATGGCGCACCCGACAGGATTCGAACCTGTGGCCATCCGCTTAGAAGGCGGATGCTCTATCCAGCTGAGCTACGGGTGCCCATTCATCCTGATATCTTCAAGAAGATCAGGTCAGCTATGC